GAGCGGAAGTTATGCACTGTCGAACACACAAGCTGGTATTTTTCAGATGAGTTTGCAGAGCATTTTGGATAAACTGGAAGCACACATTAACCAATATATTATTGCTGACTTAATCGACTTGAATTTTGCCGAACCGCATTACCCGCAATTTAAATTTGCAAAATTAGACAAATCTAAAATTGAATCAATCTTTGAAATCTTTAAAAAGATGGTGGATAAAGACAAAGTTAGCGATGAAGTGGTTAAACAAGTTGAGGATGAAGTTGCAAATCAATTAGGTTTTCAAATTGAGAATAAAAAGCAGTTGAATTTGAGCGAGAATGAACCTACTACTAAAATAGCACCACCAGATAAGCATTTTTCAAATCTAGACAAGAAATGGCAAGACATCGAAAACCGTTTTTTAGACCAAAGCCGCACGATTTTTGAAAGTGTGGCGAAAGGTATTAAAGAAACAGGTAAAATTGAACTTTCAAAAGAATATAAAGACTTGCTAATCAAGACTTTCAAACAGGCTTATACTGAAGGCAAGATCTTTAGCGCTAATCGTGAAGGGCGAAAAGCCGGTAAAGATTCACCGGAATTTTCTAAAAACGCAAAAGAATATATAGACTGGATTTTCGAAAAGCAAGAAAATGACTTAAAACAGTTTTTGGAAAGCGAAAGCTGGAACGATACCTTGCTTGCTGAAGATTCGAGCGATTTCTTGCGAAACTTAGCAACTGGTGTATTGATTGAAAGCGTGATGAGCTGGTTTTTGAAACGAGCTAAGCCCACGGCAAGTTATTTGGTTGGCCGAGGCGTCAACGCTGGGATTTATAGCGACTTTAAGCCTGATGATTTGATTGAGTATTCAGCGATTATCGACGGACACACTACCGCTGGCTGTTCATATTTGAACGGCAAAAAGATGACTTGGCAAGAATGGCAGAAAAACCCTGATATGATTCCACCACGCCATTTTGGCTGCCGTGCAACTTTGGTGCGAGTGGTTGAAGGTGGTGATGAAAGCGAAAATCCGGTGGACAAAAAGCTTTTGGAAAGAAAAGATGATTTTGCGAAGACGCCAAAGGGCGAGTTAATCGCTCGTGGTGAATTAGATAAGGACGAAACCAAAAAAGCAGGATTAGCTAGAATCCGCAACGAAGAGTTTGTTTTGCCGAACAAAACTAAAATTCCACCTCAATTAGCTTTGAGCGGAACAAACCCAAATTACGACAAAGCTCGAGAATATCAGATAAACTGTCAGCGATGTGTTCCGACTTATGAAATGCGAAGAAGGGGTTATGATGTTGAGGCTTTGGGGAATTTGCGAGGCTCGGTGAAGTTGGGAAACGATCATAAAATTCTAGAATTATGGGGTGCTTCCGACAAAGACTTTATCAAAAACTATGTAGAATTTTCTTCAAGAAAAGAGTTGAAATACTCTGATGGTTCAAAGGATAATTTAAATAGGATTATTGAAAATATTGAGCCTAATAGTCGATACCAAATAGCTTGGCATTGGAAAGGCGGAAACAGTGGCCATACATCAGTGCTAGAAAAAACTTCTAAAGGTATCTTTATTGTTGACCCACAAACTGGAAAGATATATAAAGCAAAAGAATATCTTGGAAGAGATCTATTCACAAAAGTAAGGCTTTTAAGAATTGATAATCGCAAAATTAATGAGGATATGCTAAAATTAATTATGAAAGGCAGAAGATGATTGAAAAAATTCTAGAAGAAATAAAAAATGAATTCAATAATGCCAATGCTAAATATCTTGGTGAATTTGAGGGTAGATATTGTATTTCACTTTTTTATAAAAATGAAGAGTGGGGTGGATATAATACTTTTTATAGATTATATGATGAAAAAACCGGATTGCTTGTTGAAGAAATCGATGCCGAACCGCAGCTTGATGATGATAATAACCCACGGCTTGAAATGCTAAATAACACATTTAATGCTTTTGGTATTGAAAAAGAATAATCCATAAAATAAACTCTTTACAACCCAAATTAAAACTGCTATAATAAAAACATAATATACGGCTCGCTAAGGCCGTATTTTCTTTTGCCATTTTTCAAAAAGAAACTCGCTACGACTTGAGCGGGCTGATATTTAAGGAGAAATGCATGTATATTTTTATAAATAGAGATTTGGAAATTCGGCTAAGTGAAGACTCGAACCAGTATAAGCAGTTTTGGAAACAGATTTGCAAGTTTGGCGAATATGTGAACCCAAACGGCAATGGAAAGATGATTCTAGACAAGAAATTTGCAGATGAAATGGTTGGAAATTTCAAAAGCGGGAAATACGGTGTTGTACCAGTTCCGCTTGGTCACCCGAAAGATAGCATTGAGTTGGCGGAGTTGAATCGAGGTGAGGTTAAGGAGTTGAAGGTTACCGATGATGGAATTGACGCTTTAATTGAGATTCGAGATAATGACACTGCTGACAAGATCGAAAAACGACTAATTCCGGATGTATCAATGGGATTTAGTGAAGATTATTTGGATAAACGAACTGGAAAATATGTTGGAGCATTTTTAAAACACGTTGGATTGGTTGCAGACCCTTACATTAAGGGAATGGATCAATTCGTGGCGTTGAGCGAAAGTGGCGCAAGTATACTTTTCAGTGATAAAGAAATTAAGAAAGGAGAAGAGATGAATCTTGTAAAAATTAAGAACGACCGAGATTTTGACATTGAAGTTAAGTTTGCTCTTAACGATGAAGAGAAAAACGAACTAATTAAAGCTGGTGAAGAAATCGAAGTGCCAGAAGATCAGGCTGAAGCTGTAAAAGAGCAGATCGAAAAAGCTGAAAACCCAGCAGAAGCCGAGACTGAAGCGGAGGCTGAAGTTGAAAATGCAGATGAGCAATTGACTGACGAAAATCAAACTGATGACGAAGCTGAAAAATTGCGCAAAGAGCGTGAAGAGTTCGAAAAAGAGAAAGCAGAATTTGAACGCAAGAAAAAGAATTCTTCAGCTAAAAAGAAATTCGATCAGCTTTTAAGCGAAGGAAAAGTAGTACCTGCAATGCGAGATAACTTTATTGCTCTATCTAGCGTTCAGGCTGATGTATATTTAAGTGATGAAACTTCAAAACCAACTGATGTATTACTTTCGGAACTCTTTGAGAAGATGCCGGATATGCGATTATCTGATGAAGATGGCGAAAATAACGCAAAAGCAAGTGATGAAGTTGAGCTAACCGATGAAGATAAGAGAGTTATTGAGAAATTCGGTTTAAGCGAAGAAGATTATAAAGAAGTAAAAAAGGAGAATCTATAATGTTTTATCGACAAAATGGTGATGTAATCTCAGCCAAATTTGGCGCAAACGATATCAAGATCGGTCAAATCGTGACCGTTGACGAAACTGGTAATGCTAAAGCTGGTGAAGTTGGAAAAGACTTTCTAGGAATTGCGCTTGAAAACACAGCAGATGTGATTCGTGGAAATGAAGTGCGAATTTGCACAGAAGGCGTGTTCGAACTTGGCAAAGACTCAGCCGTAGCAACAGACCTTGGAAAAGGCGTTAAGATTGTTAATGCTGACAAAGTAGCTGTAGCTTCAGCCTCAGCTGATGTAAAAATTGGTCAAATCGTTGGTATCGTTAACGAATCTAAGGTTTTGGTTAAAATTAAATAATTTTAAGGAGAAGGAAGATGAACGAAAAATTAAAGAATTTAAACTTGACAATTCAAACCGTTTTTAAAACAACTTCAAAAGAAGTTAAAGATCCATTGCAAAACGTGCTTTATGATGTTACTCCAACAAGTAGCTCAGCAGTAAATATTGCAACTGTTTCAAACGTTCCTGGAATGCGAGAATTTAAAGCAGAACGCAAACACGGTGTAGCTGAAGATTCAGTAGTAACAATCGTGCCTCGAACCCACGAAGCAACTCTTGATGTGAAACGTGAAGATGTTGAAGATGACAACATCGGCCGTGTTCCTGCAATGGTTAAAATGATGACTGGTAAAGCAAACCGCTACTACGGTTCATTGGCTATCGCAGCGCTTGAACTTGGTTTTACTGCAAAATTAAGTGATGGCCAAGCAGTATTTTCTGCAAAACGCGGAAACTTGATTACTGGCGCGCTTTCAAAAGAGACTTTCACAAAAGCTTATGATGCATTGCTTGCAATGACTGATAGTGACGGCGAACCAATTTTTGCAATGCCAACCCACTTGATCGTTGGAACAAAAAACCGTGCTGCTGCTGAAAAGATTTTGAAAGCAATGACTGGCGCAAATGGTGAAACTAACACTGATTACAAAGCGGTTGAGCTAATTGTTGATCCACGAATTACTGACACAACTTGGGCGTTGGTTGCAGCAGGTGATGGTATTATGCCACTTACAATTGCTGAACGCGTAAAAGTTGGTGCACCTGTAGCTAAAACTGATCTAAACAGCGATCGAGCTTTCGAAACTGATGTGTTTAGCTGGGGACTTCGTGGCCGATTCGACGCAGCATTTGCTGATATCCAACGAATTGTAGCCTCAACTGGAAAATAAGCTAACTTTTGAGAATAGAATCAGCCAACTTGGCTGGTTTTATTTTGGCTGAAAATTTGATATAATAAAAAGGTAATAGACGGCTTTCAAAAGAGTCGTTTTTTCTTTTTTGCAAGCCAGAAAGGAATAAAATGAGTGATAAAAATTTTGAAAGCGTGCAAGCTATCTTAGAAGAAGCAGGGTTGATTCACCGCCAGCAAAATATTAGTGCAGAGATTCAAGGAAATCATATTATTTTGAATGATGGAATTATTGCAGATTCAAATTATAACGATTTGGTTGATTTTGAAGATGTGGCCGTGTTTTGCGGTGGCGAAAAAATGGAAGTATTAAATATTGACGCTGAGAATGGCGTTATTGAACTAGCTAATAACTCAAAAAACGGCGAAATTGCTAATGTTAGTTATAATTATAGCAATGTTCGACAAGCTCTAGTGGAGAAAATCCGTGGAGAAGTGTTGGCTGAGATCCGAAAAGCTTTAGCCGTTAGTACGATAGAACAAAACCGTGATATTGTGGGTTATATTGTGCGAATTTACGCAGCCGGAAAACTATTGGTGAGAGAATATGGCTTTAACCAAGAAATAACCGACACAAGCAAAGATGGTTACCGTAAAATTGAACTGGCTAAGGCTGAGATTAAAGCTTTACAAGAAAATGAAGAAGAGAAACGCACCGAAAATGAAGTTTGGAGCACAGGAGATGAAGATTTATTTGGTAAATACCGACAACGGAGAGTTGAGGATTTTTAAATGAGTCTAATTCAATTTTCGATTGAAAGCTCTGGTGAAAAGGCGATTATTCGAGATTTTGAAAATCGTTGGAAACAATCTCAAGACTTGAGCAAGCCTCTTGAAGACTTTGCTAATTATTTTGAGCGAGAAATTCAAAGAAACTTTGAGAGCGGTGGTTCAGGCTTTGGTGGGTGGAAACGAAGAAAGAAAGCTTACAGTCACCCGATTTTACAGAAAACCCGAAAAATGCAGAAAGGTTTTAGACACACGACCAGATCGCAAGAGGTGGAGTTTTCAAACTCGGCATCTTATTTTAAATTCCACCAACTAGGAACGCGAAAATTACCAGTACGAAAGATGTGGGGTGTGCGTGAAATGGATTGGCAAGAATTAAGGCAGAATATTCAAAAATATTTATTTGAGGAGAGTAGATAATGAATAACAATTTTTATAAAGACCCGGTACTTGAACGGATTAAGGACATTTTAGAGAAAAATTGTGTGAAAGAATTAAAGGGGCGGTTTTATTTTGGTGAGCCTGTGATAGTAGCGAAAAACTCTTTACCGCTTTGTTTTATGGAGTATACAGAACAAGATGTGGAAGATTCGGCCGCGTTTGAAATTACTACAAATTTAACTGTAAAATTAACCGTGGCGGTGGATCTGACCCGAGATTTAACTACGAATGCTAAAAATATTAATAGTTTTGCAACCTTGCACCGAATTGTTTGCGGCAGAAATGAAAAAATGCAGCTTTTACCGGATTCAATAATGGGTATTTTGGTAAAAAACCAAGATGCTGGTTATTTGGGTGAACGGGTGGCTTTGAACTTGGGCGAATCTGGCGTAAAAATGGAATATGGCTACGGCGAAAGGGGTGATGGAATCTTTACAAGAGAGTTGAGCTTGAGTTTTGGCGTGAAAATAGCTGAAAATATTTGAATTTTAGACAAAAAAGTCTATAATTGAGTTATGAAATATGTTTATATAATCATTGTAGCTATTATGTTTTTACCTATTACAATAGCGCTATTAATTCTTGCGTCACCTTACCTAATTTGGGAATATTTCTATTTTAAAGGTGAAGATTTCTTAAAAATTAAAAGAAAACTCGACAACTATGTTCGTGAATGCAACGAAATGAATGCCCATATCGAATCACTAAAAAGCGTTTATGTTGATTTCAACCAAGTAGAGCAAGGCCGGGCGGAAGTTAACGACGCGAGTGCTTGGAATTTTCAAAGAAAAGAATTAAGCAAATACGAAAAAAGCAAATATACCCATAACTGTTCAAGTACTGTTTGCCGAAATGCACGGAATCAACCATTTAAGTATTTGTGTAAATATTTCAACATTAAGCCGACCGAAGAAAATCTTGGTGTATTCGAAGAGACATTGAACCAATTCTTGGCTGCAAAAAATGGTGTTGAGATTTTGAAAGGCAAAAGGGAAACATTACTAAAAAGCTTAAAAAATCAAGTTCCGTTTGTGATTCGTGTTTTTCGAAAAAAGAAACTTGAGAGAGAGCTAGGTTTTGAACCTGTTGACTTTAGTGACGCTTACGTTCCGGTTTATAAATTTCAATATATTTCAGCTGGCGGAAATTCTAGCATGGAAACTAAAGTTGTGTTAGATACCGACAATTTGGAAAGTTTCATTAACTATTTGGCTGATATTGTTAAGTTTAGAAAAAGCGCCGCTGGACAAAGGGCATTAATGACAGCGAATTTGCGACAGAAGATTAAAGAGCGAGACCATTTTACCTGCAAGAAGTGCCAGAATAACTTGAATCGAGAACCGAATTTGCTACTTGAAATTGACCACATTATACCAGTTTCAAAGGGTGGATTAACTGCTGAAGATAATCTTCAAACTTTGTGTTGGAAATGCAATAGAAGTAAAGGCGCGAAAGTTTAGCGCTTGCTAAAAATATAAATAATTGATATAATAAAAATATAAATATACGGCTCAAACGGCCGTATTTTCTTTTGGTTTAAAATTTGGTTGATTGGGCTTTAATTTTAAAAAGGAGAATAAGATGAATGAAGGCGCAATCGTTGGTCGAAAAATAGCTATTGGAATTAATCTCGAAGATACACGAGGAACTGCGAAAGATCCAAGCTATTTTTACCCACAACTTGATTTTAGTTTTAAAGATACAATCGAAACTAAAAATAACGAGTCTGCATATGGCTCAATCGTAAAAAATAACTCAATTGATGTAATGAGCGTTAAAGGTGAAGGTTCGATTGGTGGAAAAATGTTTATTAAAGGGCTTTACTACTTTTTAGCATTGGCATTTGGTCAAAAACCTACAAAAGGTGCTATTGATGGTGATAATAAAGCTAAAAAATATGACTTTGCTCTAGATAATTCAAACAGTCACAGCTCAGCGACTTTAGCTATTAAAAATGACATTGAGGCGAAAAAATATACTTTCGCAATGCTTGATAGTTTTAAAATTTCTTGGCAAGCTGACGATTATCCAAAGATTGAAATGAACTTTATTTCGAAAAAGGGTGAGCGAGTAGCTAAAAATTCAATTATTGCAGGATATATTGATGAACCTGAATTCTTGCCAAAAGACTTTTATTTGAAACTTGCTGATGACCTAGCTGGACTTGCAACTGCACCAGATGTAATGCCAACCAGCTTTAGTTTGGAATTTAAAAAGAACTTGAACACAGACTTTTATAAAGGTGATGTGAGTGAGATTTTCAACATGGACTTTGAAGCGAGCGGAAGCTTTGAGCAGAAAATCCAAAATACGAAATATCAAGATGCAACCGTTACTGGTAAAAGCTACGCTTTGGAATTTGGTTTGATTGATGACCGCCACAAAGCCGGAACAAAAACACCAACAAGCTTGAAAATTCGTGCAGCTAAAATTGGAATTTCAAGCTATGATCCAAGTTATGGTTTGAGCGATCTAGCGACTGAAACAATCAACTTTGAAGTGTTAAATGATATTAAAACTGGAAAAACTATTGAAGCTGAATTGATTAATAGCTTTGATTATTAGGAGGAATTATGCGAGATCAACGAATTGAGTTAGAAAACGGCCGATATGCTGTGATAAGAAACTTTTTGCGAGTTCGAGACCGCAACAGATACCAAAAAGCATTGCTTTCACGCCAAAAAATCACACCTGAAAGCACTCAGGGTGGCGAAATTAAGTTTGTGCTAGAAGGTGATCAGATGATTGAAGCGCAAGAGCTCGCTACTGAAATTTTATTGGTTGATTACGACGGAACAACTGAAGGAGCTTTCGATAAATTGATGGATAGCGAATTCGCCGAAGACTACGAAGTTATTTCGAAAGCTTGTAGTGAAATTTTTGAGCGAAATAGCCAAAATTTAGAAAACTCGCCCAAGACGCCAGAACTTATGAACGAAGCGTAAAAGCTGGCAAGGGCGAAGTGCCTGAAATGTTCATGGTTGCAACAATATGTGAAAAATTCGGCTGGACTTGGTGGGATTATCAAAA